ATCGGCTCTCCGATAAGCGGAGTCAACGTCAGCGTATTACCTGATACGCTGGCGCTCTTAATCAGGTTTGTAAATCTCTGGTTTTGGAGCGTGATTGCGTCAACGTATACATTGCCACCAACTGTTAGAGCGCCGTTCACTTGCAAGTCACCAACAATCGTATCAATGGCTGCAATAGCGGTCGAAAGTTCCGTTGTGGTCACATAACCTTGTAAATCAATCTTATCCGCATTAATAACTACCGATGACCCGGCATTATTAACTGCCGCCACGATTGAGGCAGCAGTCACCTCTCCATTAGTTCCGACAGCTTGCACTATCTGAGTGATTTTCCCAGCCTCTATTGTAATGCGCCCACTCAGCGCCCCCTCTGCCGCTGTTGCCCTGTTGACCTCTGCTGTGATCGCATTCGTATTGACTTGGATGCCGCTATATAAGGCTTGCAGACCCTCCTCAAGGCTATAGATTGTCACGCCACCCACGGGATTCATATCAATGCCTGACTCATACAGAGTCAATACGCCCGTGCCGTCAAGAGCAAGGCCGTAATATTGCACGGTCTGACTCCAAACCTGCATTTCGTTTGCATTCGCCGCAGACCGCGCCGCAGCGCGCCCGGCTCTCGCAGAGCGTGCCGCTTCTTTTTTGAGTGAGGCAATCGCGCTGGAGAATTTGGGCAACTGGTTTGCGAGCGAGACCGTCACGCTGTCAGGCTGCCCCAGCGCGTCAGGATAGGTGATAGCCACTATGCGCTCATCAAAGGACTGTCCATATTTAGGGACTGCCACCCGGCAGATATGCCCAAGCCGGGTCTCATCCCACCTGTCACCCGTGATGCGTGATAGCTCCTGCCCGGTGATCTGAATCTGCACAGCAGGATCGGCATGATCCGCGAGGAATCGCGCCGCCCAAGCGTCAGCCTCAGGAGTGGTGACGTTATCCCCGGTCAAGGTGTCACTCGTATCAATATCCGCTGTCTTTTGAATGATGCCCCAGCGCTGCTGTGCCGCCGTGTTATTATAGGTTTTAACTATGGTATCAGTGCCAGTGACTCCAGCTTTGACCGTCTTGCTGTTGATGGACAGGATGAGCTGAGTACACATCTCATTATCATTGAGCGTGCGCGAGAGCGTCTGCACGTTCCGATTGAGCCTAAACTCAGCATCAACCGCAGAGGGCTTTTCTATGACGTTCAGCACCCACGGGAACACCGTCTGATCATACACGATCAGATAACCCTCAAGCTGCTCCTCAATATTATTGAGCAGCTCACTCAGGCGCGGATAATTGATATTAACCTCTATATCATCCGTTGCCGCGCACGTTCCCAGCGCCCACGGCTTTACCCCATTGACCAGCGTTTTCTGCGCGTTTAAAAGCCTTGTGAGCAACGCTGCCGGAGCGCCCTTGTAATCCTCCTGTGACTCAAGCACGGAATCTGCAAGGCAGTCTATGCCGTGTCTGAGCGTAAGCGTGAGCTGCTGGTTGAAATCCGTAACAGGATTTGTCACTCTGTACACACCCACGCTGCCGTTTTGGTTGTAAATCTCAATCCAATCATGCATCCCCGGCTCTGCATCGTTAGGACTGAGCGTCAGCGTTGCAGTTGATACGCCGGGAGTCTGCAAATTGATCTGTAGACCTAACGGATGCAGCGCAGCAGTCTCTTTGAGGTTGCTGTCCAGCAAGCGCGGCCTCTTGACTGTGATCAATACCAACGCCCCCTTGTCTTGACCGTGACCGCGCTGGATGTGCTTGCCGTATATGCCACGCTCGTAGGCACGCCCGGAGTGATCCATATATCATCAGCGCTGTCAGCGCTCCGGCTGCTCAGCACAGACGCACCGTCTGCCGTGATCCATTGGAGCGCTTGCCTGTCATAGTACAATTTCAGTTTTTCCCCGGTTGCCACGTTCAGCCCTGTCAGATTGATCGTTTCTCCGTTGGCGGTTACGCTGAATGATGTCAACGCGCCGCCGCTTGGAGCCACGTCAAACATCAGCGGAGTGCCCACGCTGCCGGAGGCGTTAAGTGAGAGCGTGCCGCTCGTGCCTGTGCCGCTCACGCTATCCTCCACCCGTGACAGCCAATATGGGCAGTCAATCGCAGCAAATTCGATGCTCAACAGTTGCGTATAGTCCCGGTCAGCGCCCAGCGCAGGACGTTGCGTAACGATGCACTCAAGCTGCTGGTTAGGTCTGTTGCTGAGTTCCAGCGTACCATCCTGCGCCCACGCGCAGACCGCTTGTAGAGCTTGCGCACGCTTGGCGAGGTCGAACACCTCACGCAATACGATTTCGACCCTGACGGTCAACTGTGTCCGCTTTGCATACAGTACGCGCTGCCCCGGCTGCCCCGGTCGCTCACCTGTCATCAGGTCAACTTCAGGATCATCCTCTTGCACACCTCTGATGATCGCACTCGGTACTGCATCTGTCAGGCTGATGCCGTTGCACCAAACTCTCATCCGTCTCGACATTATCAATCCCTCTCTGCCGATACAACCGCGCCAATAGTGTCATTGATCACAGGCGCGAGCATATGCCCCACGACCACCTTGTCCATGACCACTGTGGCATTGATCATTGACGCATCTGCTGCGCTGGGATTGCCACCAGCGCCGCCACGCGCCGCGCCCTGTACCGCGCTCACGCCAGCCATAGCCGCTACAGGCACGGTTGTCACCGCTGCCATATGCGAGACCGCTCTCTGCACGGCTGATGCCTGTGCGTTGATGCCGTCTGCATATCCCTGTGCGGTATACTCGCCCAGCTTCTCAAAGACCTTTGAGGGCGAGTGTATCTGTAAAATAGTGGTAACCATGTTAGTAGCACGCCCAGCCACGAACCGTGCTGCCGCAGCTACCTCTCCGGCGCGGTCATACATGCCTTGTGCCATACCTGAGGCGGCAGCCTGTCCAACTGTGCGCATGCCGCTCATGCCATTATCCGCGCTCGTCACTGCGTCAGCAGCCACGCCGCTTGCGGCCTTTGACAGCTCGCTGCCGCCCTCGTCAACAGCATCCGTCAATGCGCTGATGGCCTCCTCGCCTGACGCAAACCACTCAGCCGGGAGGTCTTCAATTTCCGTCCATGATGCCCCAGCATTGTCGATAAGCTCGGTGATCAGATCATTGATGTGTTCAAATTTTTCTTCCTGCCCGGCATACGCAAACTCAAACTGGTCAAACGCAACAAATGACTCATTGCTCATCATGTTCTTGCGCACTTCATCCCAGTATTTTTGCGCCTTGTCCATCTGCTCCTGCTCTTTATCAGTCAGATTGACAGCAGCTTTATCTATTCCATCAATAGCGGTCGCTGCACCTTCAGCCACTTTCTCAGGCGCAGAGGCAAATGTAAATGTGATCTTTTCAGCGGCAGCCTGTGCCTCACCCGTCTGCGCTGCGAGTTCCGTTGAAACGTCATTGACCAAATCCCAAAGCTGCTGATCACCCATTGAACCAATGCCAAGGAAACCGCCGCGCACGTTGGCTTTTCTCAGCCTGTCCATTGTTGATTCTGACAGCAGCCCCTCAAGCTGATCGGCTGATTTTTGGAGTTCCTCCGCAGTATTCGCCAGCGCGGAGCGGTTTACTCCCACAGTCGGCACATACATACCGATACCCGGCGCAGCCTGTGATCCGCGATCCTCCACCAGCTTCAGCGCATCAGTGGCAGTCTGTACAAGTTGATCACGGAGGTCAGCAGTCTCTTTGCCAAGATTCTGCTCCAACTCTGCATGTGTATTTTTAGCGGTGGCAGCTACTTCCTGATTCGCCTCGACTACCGCATCCTTCATGGCCTTGTTATCTTCCATCATCCTCTTGGAGGATTCAAGGAAAACAGCCTCTGCACCAACCAATGCAGCGCCTGATCCCAGCAAAGCTGGCAAACCTGCGGATGCCGGGGTAACAGCCGGAGTGGGGTTTCTGGGGCTTACTGGCACTGAGGCTGCACCACTCGCAGCACCAGCGCCCTCCGCAGCCGCCTTACCGCCGAACAGCGCACTCAGCTTAGATAGCGGTGTAGCTTTGAGGAGCTGCATGAACATCAGGATTTCTTTGGTCGCTTTCAGCCCAGCCCAAGCAGTTCCCATGCCAAGGATGATATCCTCAATCACCTTGCCGTTTTGGGAAATCCAATCCATTGCATCAGTGAATCCGGTAACGGCCTCTTTGGCAGTATTGACGATGCTCTCAAAACTGCCCTTGCCGTTGTCCGTGCCAAGGAATGAGTCAATAATCCCCGTCAACGCCTCACTCAGGGAGGTCAGCGCCGCCTGTCCCTCCTCGCTCTGCACAAACTCATCCATAGCCGTTACGGCCTGAGACAGGGCTTTGGCGGTCTGTTCAAACGTGGGAGCGAGAGCGGCAAGGGTGTCAAATTTCAGTTTATCAAGGCGCGACTGGAAATCCTGCATAGCGTCATCAACGCCACCAAGTGCAGCCACGTTATCATTACTGACAACAGCCACGCTGCGCCCCTCTTCAGCTAATTGCTTATATGCTCCGCTCCCGGCTTGGATAAGCGGCATGAGCCTCCGCCAGTCATTGCGGAAAAGCTCGGTAGCCTTTTGCGCTTGCAGAGAGGAATCATCAATACCATGCAGATAGTCAATGGCATCCCAAAAGATATCCGATGATTGGCGCATAGTCCCGGCAGTTGTGCGCGAGGCAATGCCCATCTTGGCAAGATTGCCCATGAAATCAAGGTTGGTTTCATCAAGATTCTTTTGGATGTCCTGCCATGATTTCTGAATATCCTCAACGCTGGTATCAATAAACCGCGAGGCATACTGCCATGATTGATAGGTCTCAGGATCAACGCCCATCTGCGCGGCGGCAGTTGCCACGTTATCAGCCCAAGTGCCAGCGTCAACGCCCATATCCCATACCGCTTTAGCGGCACGAGCTGCGGCCTTGACCACCTTCTCAATATGGTCTGTTATGTTGTCAATCGCGGTGATCGTGTTCTGAAAGTCAATGCCCTTGTTGACCTTTTCGATCTCATCCTGATACTCGGTTGCAGATGTCTCAGCCTTGCCAAATGCGGTGGTCTCCTCGCCCAGCTCACCCTCTACCTTGTCAAGACGGGTCTGCATCTGTGTCAATGACGTTTTCGCATTATTCAGCTTGGTACGCCATTGCTGCATTTGTTTGGAGTTCTTATCAACGCCGTTCTCGGTCAGCTTTTTTATAGCCTCTTCAGCCGCCGCGACCGCTCGCCGTTGCTGCTCTATCTGCTCTTTTAAGATTCGCGCCTGATCGGCTGCATACTGCTGCGCATCGCCAGTAGCCTCAAACTCAGCTTTTGCGAGTTTCTGCTCTGAGTTGAGTGTTTTTATAGCATTCGCGGCATCGGACATAGTGCGCTTGTATTCCTGCTCACCTTCCAGCACGAACCTTGTTTTTATCTCACGCGATGGCATCAGCTCTCACTCCTCAATCATATATGCGTTCTTTTTTGCGCTTTATCCCGTGTTCTTGGTCATCATAGCGCATGCGCATGATAAACAGGTCACAGACCACTCCGGGCGGCATAGTGTGCATGTCTGCATACTGCAATCCTGCCGTCAGCCCATAATGGATGATGCGCAGCCAGTTCAGTTTTCCTTCACTTCTTTTTTTTTGATTTCTTCCAAAGTTACGTCAACCTCGCCATCATCATCCTCCTCGGTCTCCATCTTCAGCCCGTCAGCAAGGCAGTTCATGACTGCGACTTGCACCCGTGCCATGTTTGCCGGAGAAGGTGACAGATGACTGCCTATCCAAGCGCGGTCAACATCCAGCGTGCGCCCATCAAGCAGCTCGCCCTGTTTCGCAAGCACATAGATCAAATCAGCAATGTGTCTCGGACTACGCACATAATTGGACAGCGCTCCAAGGTCAAACCCCTCAATCATATCTTGGAGGTCTGCCAGCGCATCCAGCGTAAACGCCAGCGCAAAATCACGCTTGGCAACCTTTACATGTGTTGTTTTCATTTGCTTTTCCCTTCCTGTGGAAAAAGGGAGGGAGGCAATTCTCCCTCCCTCCCTGTGGTTATACTGCTCTGCCGATGAGCTGCGCCGTCAGGGTATATGTCTCTGTGGTCTCATTGTGCGTAACGGTCACAGTAGCAGTGACGTTCGCTCCTGATGTAGCATACCATGTGAACATATCGCCCTCGACATCAATGCGCCCCTCTCCGCTCGTCTTTTCAATTACGATCTCAGCCATATCGGACTGATCCGTTAATTCTGTCGTGACCTGATAGGTGTATGAGATATCCGTTGTGCTTGTCCTCAGGTCACGATAGGCGGCAGTGCTGCCGTCAAACGGCTGCACACAAATCGGCTGGTGAATAGTACCATCCGCAGCTACCATCACCAAGGATAGCGCGGTAATTAAGGGTTTATGTTCGCCTGAGTCTTCAGCCAAGCCTTGGCAGCGGTCTCGGTCTCAAAAGACGCGCGCTTGCGGAACGTGATGCCGCTCGGATTGGTGAGGCTGATGCCCATAGCACGCCCGTTGAGAGTGGGAGTCTGCCATTCGATAGACTCGCCTTTGGTCTGACTGTTCTCAGACTCCTGCGCAAACATAGTTTTATAAATCCAGTTCGCCTGATAGCTGGTCACGCCGCGCAGTCTGCGCACACGGATATAACCAAAGCCTACATTAGGAGAGGCGGCCTCTGTGTCATAGTACACAGTGGGAGCGCTGCCAGTCCCGGCAACGCTCTGAATGCCAAGCAGCTTGACCTGCACCTCATCCTCAAGGTCATCCGTGCCAAGCTCAATGCTCATTGCGTTGATGCCGTTATCATCCTCGCAGATAGCATCATCACCGTAGAGCGGATTGTCATTGCGCGTAAT